TTTCCAGGCAGCCAGCGGGGTGTATACCACCCGCCCCCTTTGCCTGTGGCTGCTCATAATCCATTTTATTTTTTTGCCCTGTATGCCAGCCAGTCAGCATGCTGTGGCAAATTACGGTTCGTTATTGCCTCTTCCTTGTGGTTTACTTTACGGATAATCTCATCCGACTTTGCTCGGTTGCAACAGAAGTGGGCAAGCTGCAGGTTGTCAATGGAAGAAGGATCGCCGCCCTTGTCGATCGGGATAATGTGGTCACAGGTTGCTGACATCGGATCCGGGAACTTCAGTGAGAAGTCTACCGGCTTTCCGCATATCCCGCAAACTGTCTGTGTTGCAAATATAATTTTGCGATTGTGCTCATACAGGTGGCGCTGTGGTCCCTGATGGTCAGCCCTCCGGGGCTTCCTCTGCTGCATGCTAACCTCCTGCATAAAAATGGCGGAGGGGTTAGCTCCGCCCGTGGTATTTCTTACAACGCCGACTTATCCACGATCCGGCTACAACAACAGGATTCGGAAGGAGACGAAAGACATCCTGCGATTGCCATGATACAAAATTGGCGGGTGCCCAAATGACCAGGCATCCGCCGATGAATATATAGTGTAGGGAGGAAATTTGAAGGACTTGTCCTTCTGTCCCTTCGGGACAGTTTAATAATATCAAAATTTTTTAGTGTCATTCAATGTCACAATTAAATTCTGTAACGCTGATTTGTATATCCGATATGTCTGTTTCCGTGAGTAACCTATCAGTGCACTAACATCTTCCATAGACAACCGCTTAACTGACAGGAAATAAATATCAAGAACCTGTCTTTCTCTGCTATCTTCCAGCAGATCAATCATACCCTGTGCCTGCTGTCTGCGCTGTATAAGTGCTTTCCTTTTCTGCCCTAACATTGTGGAGTAGTCTGCAATTTTGGCCTCGCATTCTGACAGCTTATCTTCCGGAGATGTCTGCACCTTGTCCGTGTCGTATCGTATACCAGACGGAAGAAGAGACATTCGCATCTCATATATCCGATCTGTCAGCTCTTCAATTTCTTTCTGTTCATCCCGAACAGAATATAAAAACTGTTTTACCGTCATCGTCCTGTGCTCCCGAATCCACTGTTTCCGCGCTCTGTTTCTTCCAGATTGTCAACCTGTGTCAGGCTGAAATTTCCACATTGCATGAACACAATCTGAACAACCTTGTCACCGGATTCGAACACATAATCTTCGTTGCCAAAATTATACAGCTTTGCAACGATGCTACCGGTGTAGGAACTGTCGATCACACCACCCAATGACACAATGCTGTGTTTTACATTCAGTCCCGATTTACTTTCAAGTTTCCCGTACCATCCGTCCGGAATAGCAATATGCACACCGGTATCAATGCATACACAATCATGCCTCCGGAGAACTACCCTCTTCGGTGTTCTGAGGTCATATCCTGCATCCGCTTCGTGCGCTTTCTTTGGCATGTAAGCCCCTTTATCTAAAACTATTTTCATTTGTTTTCCCTCGCTTTTCTTAATCTTTCTGCCGCCGCCTGTCTCTGTTCTTCCGTCAGTTTTCTGGATAATGCCCGTAGACTGATCAGTTTTTTGGGACATTGATATGTCTCTGAGATAACATCATGATCAATACAGTCAGTGTCCTGCCTCAGAAGCACCCAATCTTTCCCATTTTTCATTGATAGATTGTGTAATTTTGACCGCATAGTTGTGTCGGTGGTATAAATGGTTGCCTTATCACTGTCGCGTGTAAAATTTATGACTGTTTCTTGCTCATTTACAGGAATGTTCATTATTTCTCCCTTCTGCTGAACCTGTCAGAATTTCCGACAAGTTCATTCCATTTTAGCCCCGCAATGTCCACAGAAATTTCCATCATTTGCAACCACTTTTATTAATTCCTTGCAAGCAGAACACTTTCTGTACTGTCCATCTGGGAATGTATAACCATATATCCAATGCGCGCGCTTAGCATCTATATTCTTTGCGACATCAAGCAATTCGTTTAGTTTGATTTTTGTAGCCTTTCTATATGGTATTCCATAACCACATAAAGCGTTATACACAGCTTGCGAATAAGACATTTTTTCTGCACATGTTTTAGCTTGTTCTAAATTCATTCCGCTACCCATTTATTACACTTCATCATCCATCTTCGCACCACAGTGCGGACAGTATGCCCAGCCGTTTTCTTTTGGTGTCCCGCTGATAATCATTTGTATTTCTCCACACGCAGAACATTTATAGGTGTTACTGCCATCTCCTGTCTCATTTTCACAGGGAATCCAGTGCGCATATATTACTGGCATGGCATAGACGGTCGGCGCGTTCAAAATAAAATGATTGACATAAGCATCGTATTCAATACTGTTGTCGTTTAGTTTTTTTAACAACGCATCTGCATCAATCGGTCTCATTCGTCTCCCTCGCTTTCTGCCTTGTATGGCTCTGGCAATGGCATCCATGCGATAATATATTCACTGCACACTTCTTCACCTCCGTTCAAGAAGTCCTCACCATCAAAATAATGTTTTGCCACGTATGGATTGTTTTTCTCCCTGTCTGGGTTGATGCTTGAATATCTTGTTACAAGACATGGATACAAATATCCTATGCCGTCAAGGTTATTATCAATCCATTCCTTGCGTTCATCTTTGCTTGGCAACCTCTCACTACAAGGAATCCATCTTGACTCTTGTTCTAATGCTTTGAGTGCTAATTTAATAAACTCTGCGTGTTCACCACCAAACACGTCTAATTGTTCTTTGCCATGTGCTATTGCCTCTTCTCTAGTCATACTTCACCATCCATCTTTGCCCCACAGTGTGGACAGTATGCCCATCCGTTGTCTTTTGGTGTTCCATCAATCAGCATCTGTATTTCGCCGCAGGCAGAACATTTATAAGTGTTGCTGCCTTCTCCGGTTTCATTCTCGCAGGAAATCCAGTGCGCATGTATTACTGGTTTCTCAATCCACGACAACGGGATTGACGGTTCGGGCTGTACGGTCGGCAACGAATTTAATAAATCTAACGCTTGATCGTAGTCAATGTATTCATTGCCGTTTGTGTATGTGACAGTTTCTGTGTCATAACACGTTCTAAGCACATCAATCGCCGCTTGTCTGCTTATGCAATCCTCGCACGGTTCTTGTTTTAGTGCTTTGATTGCCATGTCAAGTGCATCCGCATCATAAGATGTAACATAACTCACTGCATCTTCATCTTCGATACATTCTTCTAAAATAATTTTTATTCTTTCTAACGCTTCTTTCCTCGTCATCTTCCACCTCGTTCATCTTTGCGCCACAGTGCGGGCAGTATGCCCAGCCGTTTTCTTTTGGTGTTCCGCTGATAATCATTTGTATTTCTCCACACGCAGAACATTTATAAGTGTTACTGCCTTCTCCGGTTTCATTCTCGCAGGGAATCCAGTGCGCATGTATTACTGGCATGGCATAGACGGTCGGCGCGTTCAAAATGAAATTGTTGACATAAGCATCGTATTCAATACTGTTGTCGTTTAGTTTTTTTAACAACGCATCTGCATTAATCAGTCTCATTCGTCTATCCTCTCAATCTTCGGTATTGGCTCTTTTCCGCACATTATCGGCTTGCATAATCCAACACCCCACTCGGGTTCTCCGCTATCTTTCCACTGCTGATACCAGATTGCCTCAGACAGCGTTGTCAGCTCGCGCAAAGAATCAGATTCTTCCTTGCTGTGCGCCGCCGTATTGCGCATGATTCCTTCCAGCACGCTCACAATCAAATTGCGCTCCGTAACGTAAAGGCAGAAATCGCTTTCATTTCATCTGTTGATCTCCTTTAAGGCTTGTTTTTGTGAAATATTCACAATAGTTCTTCCGTCAGAAAAACGAATCCTTTTGTCGTTCCGCTGCCTATAAGTACATCGTCAATACAATAGGCTTCAACAAACTCAGGCGATACCCCGCCATTTTCATTTTTGATTGCGTTTGACGGATCATATAATACAAGATCATCAGGATTGCACTTTTTAAGCTCGTTTATCAATTCTTTTACTGTCATTATTTACTCCTCACAATCTATTCAATGGACATCTGTCGCACTTCTCTCCGAACATCCTGTCATAATCTTCGCCGCTGTCCTCTCGTGTATTGTAGATAGCCTGGTATTTACAGTAGTTGTCACATATCTCGTTTTTCACTTCTTCGATGATTTCATTAACGCTTTTCTCGCCCATCTTCCCTCCCCCATTTAATAACAACCGGTCACGATTCTTTCTTGTAATACCTGCAAATATTCACGCATACATTTTAATTGCTGGTTTAATAAGACTTTATCCACGTTCTCAACATCGTTCTCGTTTAGATAAAACGCCAATTTTGCAATGTTGCAGTTAAGCATGTTTAATTCGTTAAGTCTGTCGTTAAGTCTTTGATATTTCTTTCTCGTTTTTTCGTTCATCCCGTTTGCCCTCCTCCAGACCTCCGGGCAGCGGAATCCTTTTATTGTCATCCCATCTCCCGGAGCATCTGTATGTGTGCCGCTGCCCCGTCCGGCAATCAATATGTGCCATCACAATTTTGTTGCGTCCTGTTTTTTTGTTTTCCGTTTAACCTCGCGGGGAACCGTCGGTTTCCGTTGTTGGTTACTGGGGCAGTATATAAACCATTTGGTTTATACTCAAAAAATTTCTATATGCTTATACCCTTCGTCAATCTGTATTTCATCTATTTTGTCAAGTTCTTCTTCACTTCTGCATTCTTGAATGAATCTACGTGCCTCGTTGATTTTTGATTGCAATAAATTTACATCTCCCTGTAATTCATCAAGCAATATTGTAAATTTTTTTTTATCCGTTTCACATTCATATGATTCTTCCTTCTCCAAAGAATCGTTTTCCCTTGTTTTCTTTTCATCTGCATCAATTAGTCTCATATACAACCTCTTCATTATCCCCACTGTTCTGCCATAGCTTTGGCGATTCCGGTAAACGTCTTGCTTCTGATTCCTGCGTCCCTTGTGCTTGATTCCGTCCAGTTTTTAGCTTTTCCGTTTGACCATTTTCCATATAATTTCGCGTTATCCGGTTTAGGCAGATCATTCGTTTTCAACGGATTCAACCCTCTCAGCCACAAACAGGTGCGCTTCATAACGTAATTCTCAGAATCATCTACAGATTCAGCAAATTGGTATGGTTCGATGATCTGGTCGGGACGTCTGAAAGCGGAATTCATGATTCCTACTGGATTTTCGACTGCCACTTTCTCACACGGTGCTTGAAAACATCGCATGAAAAACTCCATCGCATGGATTCTTTCAATTGTTGCACCTTCTATGCGGTTTTCAGGCGTGGCTTTTAAGGAATGTCCAGATGTGTTCGCGTGTGACAGGTAAGTGCAAGGCGGATGCGCTATAATCAGATCCCAACGATCAACCGTAAGCCACTTACCGTTTTGCAACTTCACCTTGCCCCCCCCTAGCACATATAGGGCATTGTCTAAAATGTGCCACTCTGGATGATTGCCACTGCATTTCTGAATATCGCAAGAATATGCTTCGTGTCCTTTCTTTCGGAATTCAATGCAGACCCTTTGTGATTCTTCACAAGCAATTAAAATTTTCATTTATCCTCCCTATCAATTAAACGGCAGTTCATCGTCAATCCCGTCAGGGATGCTCATAAACCCATCCTCGTCAGTGGGTGCCGGAGGTGGTGTCTGTCCTGCCTGCCCATCCTTCTGGCTCAAGGCTTTGCTCTCCGCAAAATCCTGTTCCTCTATCACCACATCAGTGGTATAAACACGCGTTCCGTCATTCTTCGTATAACTGCCTGTCTGAATACGTCCGGAGACTGCAATCTTTGTTCCCTGATGCAGATACTTCTCGGCAAATTCCCCTTGTCTGCCAAAGGCCACACAGCGGATAAAATCTGCAGTCTGGTCATCGTTCTGCCGGTGATACCTTCTGTCCACGGCAAGCGTGTATCTGGCGATACACATCGGTTCATCTCCCTGCGTGTATCTGATTTCCGGATCCTTTGTCAGACGGCCAAGTAAAATTACTTTGTTCACGTTTTTCTCCTTCCGGGTTTCCTAAACCCATTCCTGAATATCCCCGCATTCCGGGTACGGCGGATCCCCATTCACGCAGTCATCATACGGGCAGTTAAAGCAGTCCGTCCGCATGCACGTTTCCCGGATTTCACTTCTGCGCTTCTTCTGGCTGTATGTCCGCGATACCTGGATTAAATTTCTTCCCCTCCATCCGCTGTTATACCGCCCGCGGATGGTATCAGGACTGACGCCGGATATATCCGCCCACTCTTTCAGCGTGTGCACCATCCCGTCAATTTCTATTCGCAGCGTATTCAATCCCAATCATCCCCTCCACCGGTCAGGGAGTCGATGATGTCCGAAAAAAACACGATGGCCGCTGTGATGGTGATTACAATTAAAATTTTCATCCCTCTGCCTCCATCAGCTTCTGCATCTGCTTCCTTGCTCCTTCCGGCATTGGTATTCCTCCGGTTCGGAAATCCTCGATCTGGGGATTTTCTTTCTCCGAAATTTCCGTGTACTTACTCCCCTGTGCCTTTTTGATCGCATCCAGCAACTTTGGATTTATCTGCTCTTCTTTTCGACGGCGGTCTGATAATTCCGTATAGATCATCCTGAAATTAGCCCTGTCCACCTGCGAATTGTCAGATGTACACAGGTTCAAAAATCCAAGCCTTTCCGCACACTGTCTGGTAAGTGGTGTCATGCTATCCAGTGCCTCTTCTGGTCTGTAGTAGCCGTATTTTCGGATTGCCATTACGATTTCCTGCCATCCATCTTCCCATGCTGGCATTTCCCCGTTTTCAATCTCCGCTGCAGCTTCCCGTAATTCCGCAATCGTAGGCGGGAACTTGGATGTTGAAACAAATTTCCTTGCCGCCAGTGTCAGTTTTACGGCATCCAGGTCTTTAAGTTCCCGGAACCAGATCTCAACATCCACAGGGTCATTCAGGAACTGCCGCCCTGAATATCCGGATTTCAGGTAGCCTGATATCTTGAACCACTCATTCTCAGTCAATCCACCTTCACCCCCTTTTCCTCCGCCCACTGCCTGATTGCGGAAAATTTATCATCCCCTCTAGGCAGATGTGCCTTTCCTTTGTCGTTGTCATAATTCCCATCAAGGATTTTTGCAAAATTGGAATCCTTGATCATCCAGTCAAAATTGGCAGACCAGTTTCGTTGATTTTCACCCTTCAGGAAATCGCTTTTCTCTGCCTTCTCAAACATGGCCTGAAAATCTCCCAGAGAGTAGGTTTTCAATCTCGCCCTGATCGCCTTCTTCCGGGATTCAGACAGGGATTTAACGGCAGGGAATGAAACGCAAGTCTTGTTGTATGCCTCCAAAACCTCACGTATGGGGGCGGAGGGGCGCTTCTCTTTACTCTCTTCCCCCTCTTTCTCCTTTACATCTACATCTACATCTTCATTAACATCTTCATATACATCTACAAGGGCGTTATCGTTACATTCTCGCACGGAGTCGTTACGTTCCCATACGTTGTCGTTACGACTTCGTACGACATCGTTACGTTTCTCATTAATTTTTTTCATCGTGTCCAGTTTTTCCTGGTATTTGCGGTTATTATCGTCAAGGTATGGGCGCACATTGGTTTCAAAATAAGCTTTCAGAACTGGGTTATTCAGTTCACAGTCACCATTTTTCTGATAAGCAATAATTGCGCGAGTAAGACTAAGAGCCTGATCGTCAGGAAGAGCGGTAATCATATCCCCCCAGCTTTCATACATCACAAAAGATTTCTTACTCATTCCGCACCTCCGTTATTTCTACCTCTGTCCGGGGATTGTACTTGTCGTACATCACCCGGCTTCCGTCCATACTGGCTACAATCCTGTAATTATCGTCTGCAATAATCCTGTGGACTACCAGAACATCACAAAGAGCCTCTTGCAAATTCACCAGGTCAACCCTACGCCGTGTCGGCATATAGAACAGCGCCCGGATATTTACCGGATAATCAATCGGATTTTCCGGCTTCTGGAGGAAGTACCCGGCTTCTTTTTCATAGTCCTTGTATGCCTTGCTGGGGGCTATGAAAATCCGTCCGTTGTTTCCCCGGAATATACGCTGGCTGTTCTTTTTGGTTCTGGGTATCAGCTCAATCACAAACCGCACGCTCTAAACTCCTCGCCGCTTTCAGTGCCCATCCGATAGATTTCAGCCGGGATTCTTCCTGCTTCACAAATTTTTTCAGCTCTGCTTTATCGGTTTCATCTTCCATATCCGGTATGTAGTAACCGCTGCCATCCTGCAGATTCAGGATGATAATTTCTCTCCGGGCTTCATGGATTGCCCTCCGGATCCTCCGGTCGTTCATCCCGGTTGAAATATGCAGCATTTCCCTTGTAACTGCATTTTTGTGGCCAACAGGAATTTTTTCCATGATCAGCTCTGCATCGTTCATAGGTAATTCCTCCCGTAGCGTTCTATCCAGTCCGCAATGGTTTTTCTGTAATATTTCAGCCATGCATATTCTGCTGCCTGTTTCAGCTTCAGATCGCTTTTGTGGCCATATTTTCCATGCACCCCGTAATTTCCCCTGTGGTGTTCATAGCACAGCTGTACGGTCAGCCCATCCATATCCGCCAGCCTCCTATTAGCTGTCCCGTGCATACAGTGATGGGTTTCTGTCGGCCTTCTCCCACAGAAAAAGCATCCGGAATCTTCACTTTTTATGATGCTTTTCATAATCCCGCATAGCCTCCAATTCTGCCGGTGTCAGCGTCTCAATCCCCTGCCCCTGAGCTTCCTGTATCATGCCATCCAGCAAAACTGACATCTCCCATGTGTTATAGTCGCTGGAACCTCTCAGTAGAACATATGTTCGGTATGTTTTTCCTGCCTTCTCTATCACCCGGTCGGTAGGTTTCAGGTGATAGGTTTCAGACCGCAGGGCTGTTTTTTCCGCCTTATCTGTGTCCGGAAGTTCCACGCTGACCGTCTGTCCGTCTATCCATGCGACCTGTCCGAAATCCCGGAGCATCCGGTTGTGAAGCTCCGGTTTGCTCATCCGTAGGGCATCCGCCGTTTTCCCTAACAATTGCCAGTAATAGGCATTCTGTGACAGGCTTCTCCGGGCTTTGTGCGGGGCAAGTTCCCAGATTTTTGATCTGTCCTGCCCCATAAGAAATACAACCAGTTTTTCAGCCGTTCCCGTTATTTTCTCCATGTTCCGCATCCCACTTCTTCAGAAACGCTTCCCCGCGCCTTGTCCAGTCCTTCCATGCCGCCATTGTCAGCTGCTCCACGCTGTCTGTTCCGTATATGCCGCAAATCTCAGAAACAGGCATGTGATGGTTTTCGGCCATCTTTTTCAGGGTATTTACCATGTTTTGTGTAATTGGGGATTCCATTGTGGCTATTTTGCGTTCCTGGGGAGATGCCGTGTTTTCCCCGAAGGAATACACAACCTTTCCGGTTTTCCTGTTGATAATCTGAAGCATGGAAATTTTTCCATCGGTGTAACCAATTTTTGAAACAGCAAATCTATCATATGTGGTGGGCTTCCCGTCCCGGTTTTTAGATTCCGTATAGCTTCCTACTGGAATCCAAATAAATGGGGCTGTGTACAGTTCCCGGCCTATCCCTAGGTTGAAACAGGCTCTCTTAAATGAATCGGATGCCTGCCCCTTCTCCTTCTCCGTGTAGCTTTCTGTTCCTACATCCTGTTTGTGAATCCACTCGCCAGTATCAGGGTTCCTGACTGAAACTGTACAATACAGCCTATCCCCGATCAGCTGGTGGCTTCTCTCCCATCCGAATATCCCGAATGTTTCATCCAGAATGTTTTGATCAACCCGCGCATCCTTATACAGTAGAAGGGAAAGCCCCTTCTCACTGATCGTTGATACCCGGCATTCTATTTCATCTGCCCTCAGGAATCGGAATTTACTCATTCTCTTTTTTCTCCTTCTTTTCAATCAGAATCAGGAATTCTGACCCTGCAATCCTCTTTTACAATTTTCAGAAAACAATCCTCACATAAAATCTGTCCACCATATTCATATTTGTAATCTTCCTGAATCGGTTCGCCGCAGCTGTCACAAACTGGGCGCGTTTTCAACCATGCTTCCTGCGCAGCGTCCCATTTGTAAAAATCATCCAGAGGATCATCTGTTCTTGTTATCCTTATCATCTTTAGAATCCTCTTTTTCGATGCCTTCAATTTGCAAAATTAAATCTCTGAGATCCCCGTAAATCATCCCTGATTCTGCCATTCCCACAATGGTTCTGTATCTTTCTGACTCCCTGATCAGTGTTTCCGTATAAAGTTTTTCCGTATAACTTGTTTTCATTTTTTCTCCGATCTGTGCTATACTGCACTTGAATCAATTTTTTCTTTGGCGTTGACTGCTTCCATCAGTCGGCGCTATTTTTGTCTCTTCCATCTGCTATGCAACAGATGATCAAATACAACAGGGCTACCATCCCGGCCGATATAATAGCCCTTGACTTTCCCATTGTTCCGGCTATTGGAAGGAAAAGAAAGTATACTGCTGCTAATCTGCTGATTAGCTTTATGTGATTTTTCCAACTCATAGGTTTCTTCCTCCATCAGCTCCGTGATTCCGTTACCCCTATAAACCTCAACAATCATCCCAACAACCCTCGAATTGTTCTGCTCCGAAACAATCAGCAAGCTTTTTGCGGATTTTCTGATCGGGAACCTTTTCTCCTCCCTCGATCTTCCGGAGCGTTGCCGGGTCAATCCCAAGATATGCCGCCAAGGCCAGTTGGGATATATGCCTCTTGCACCTTTCGTAAGTGATCAATGCTCCTGTTTTTTCTGCATTCATGGCTAATCCCTCCCTCCAAATTCCGGCGCTACCCCGGCGGCAATTCTGTCACCGTTCAGCATCAGATCATCGAAAACATCTGATCTAATGCGATGAATTCCCCCATTATCCAAAAATGACTCTGCCGGGTACCGCTTCCCGATCAGCTTCTTTATCTCTTTCTGGCGGTTATCCACAGTAGATATGCTGACGGCGTATCTCTGGGAAAGTTGCTTTCTGGTTTCGTAGGTATATAACATATTTTTCACCTCCCTCTCCTATGTGGTAGAATTCAATCAGGAGGATTCCCCATGATTTACATTGATAAAAGAATTGCTAAAATTGTTTTGCGTGAATCAGAAAAGAAATACGCAACTGTATTCCTTTTTGATGGTTTAACTCAATCTTTCTTTATTGTTCCTTACGTTGGTTCTCGTGACACCATCCGAGAAATACCTCTAAAAGTTTCTTTACAAGATATTTCAGCTTCTCTTAACAGGCTTTTTCGTTCTGGGCACTTAAAAAAAGAATCTGGTTTAATGCATCAGGGCTGTTACTTCACCATGACGCCCCTTCTACTTCACCGCTTCGCCTTCTTGCTTGACGCCTTTACCCGGAAGTTTTGGAGTGGCGTTCTGGTTGGCGTTACTACTGACCTAGTAGTAAATCAATTAACAGGGCATGTCCCGTGGTTATTTTCAACAGTACTTCAATTACTAAAATCCCTAGCAGGATTCCTACAATGAATTTTGCATGTGAATCATCCCCCATGTTCTCACCTCCCTGCAGCATGCTCATTACCTCCTTTATTTGCTACCTTTAAGTTAGTGTTTCGGGCACAAAAATATCATTCATTGTGCATCCGTAACGCTTGCATAGCAGCTTAAAAATTACAACTGGCGGAAAAGTTCTTTCCGATTCCCAACTAGATATTGTAGAAATAGCGGTTTTATAGCCCTTTTTCACTAAATATTCCTGCACTTCTTCTTGCGTCATACCCGCATTTACTCTTGCGGCCTTCAAATGCATCATGTGTTTTTCCCCTCCTTTCATGATTTATAATACTACTTTTAAGTTAGTATTGTCAATGCAAAAGTTAGTTTTTTTTGCAAAAAATATGTAGAAATACTAACTTTTATGATGTATTATATAAGAAAGGGGAAAGAAAGGACTTAAAATGAGTGATGAAAAATTAAGACAGATTTTTTCAAAGAATTTGCGGCATTATTTAGATGTTAATGGATACAGCCAGGCTGATCTTGCCCGGCATATGAAAGTTACTACTGCGACAACAGCAAAATGGTGCACCGGACAGACACTTCCACGCATTGACAAGGTGCAAAGTATTTGCAACTGGTTAGGAATTAAAAAAACTGATCTTTTGGAAGATGGTATGGATTCGGAAAAAGATAGATATTATATCAATCCCGAAACTGCCAAAATCGCCCAGCAAATATATGATGACCCAGATCTACATGCGCTGTTCGATGCAGCTGCTGATTCAGCTCCGGAGGACATGCAGATGGCGGCTGATTTATTGCGGAGGTTAAAGAAAACTAATCCTGATGGCTAGGGGGTGGAAATTATAGAGGATGATATTTTTCTGTATCGCGTAAAATTCCCTAATCCAAGTAAGCAGAGGGAAGCAGTTTTATCATGTTTTGGGGGATATACCGTATACATAGATGAATCGTTAGACGATGAGCACGCCATGAGAGCCTACGATCATGCTGTAGCGCATATCCGCAGGGGAGATTGTGATGTATACGGAAACGTGCAAAAAATTGAGGCGGATGTACATAGAGGGAAGAAATGAAAGAAAAAATATTTCGTCTGGTTGAACCTCCGGAAGGAGAAGAAAATCCGGATTTTTACGATATCATAATGATGCTGGCAATAATAGCAAGCATCATCCCGATGATGTTTAAACACACATATCAGATATTTGTGATCTGTGACCATGTGTGCACTGGATTGTTTATTGTCGATTATTTCCTGCGATGGTTTACAGCCGATCTGAAGTTAAAAAGGAAAGGCGTGATTGCCTATATCGCATATCCGTTTACATTGATGGCGATCATTGATATGCTTTCTATCCTTCCAGGCGTCAGCGTGCTAAACCGATCATTCCGACTGCTGAGAATTATAAGATTGATACGCATGTTCCGAATTTTCCGGGTATTTAAGGCGATGCGATATTCTAAAAATATTGATGTCATTATAAAAATAGTATCGCAGGAGAAAGAATCATTGATTGCTGTATGCTGGATCGCTGGTGTTTACATATTCGCTTCAGCACTGATCGTTTATAATGTAGAGCCCCAGAGTTTTAATAATTTTTTCGAGGCTATATATTGGGCGACTGTTTCACTAACAACTGTAGGCTATGGGGATATTTACCCGGTCACCACAACAGGCCGGATAGTAACAATGATTTCATCTATTTTCGGAATTGCCGTAATTGCTATGCCCGCAGGAATTATATCCGCTGGATTTGTTAACGAATTGCATCAAAACCATGAATCACAAAATTAAAATAACCGCCCCTACAGCTGCAACTGTAGAGACGGATGCCACCGGAACGATGTCCGTGATCACAACCATAGTATACCGTTCCGGAGGCGCCCAGTCAAACGCAGGCGCTATTTTTGCGCCCATTTTCAGGAGGTATGCTATGTGGAGCCAGAAATTAAAATCCGGGAATGTCTGCTATTATGAGCGCTATAAAGACCCATTGACAGGAAAGACAAAAACAGCCACCATTACCATAAAGCCATCAGGTAAAAAACGGACAGATGAACGAATTGCCGAAGAAATCCTTCGCGACAAAATCAAATCAATCATATCATGTGCTTCTCCGGCAGCTGAAAACTTGACATTTGATCAGCTATGCGAAAAATACATTGCCCGGCAGCGACAGGAATATAAGCCACAGACCGCAGAAACCGCCAGAAGGCGGTTATCTACAATTAAGCGGTTAATTGGTGGCGATACGATTATAAGCCGTCTAAATGCCCCTGTGGTGGCCGAAAGGCTGTACACCGGAAATGATGTTACCTATAACGAACGCCTGACACGATTCAAAGCCCTTATGCGCTGGGCGTATCAGGCAGGATATGTTGACGATGTATCTTATCTTGACCGGCTGCAAAATAAACGTGTCCCATCTGTCCGGGTAAAGGATGCAGATAAATATCTTGAGCATGACGAAATAAAAAAGCTACTTGATGGGATGCAAGTAGAAAAATGGAAGCTGTTAACAGAATTCCTGATCTTATCCGGATTACGGATTGGCGAGGCAATCGGATTAAATGATTCTGATGTAAATTTGAAATCCAGGGAAATTTTTGTTACAAAAACCTATTCGCTAACAATCAGAAAAATCAGTACAACCAAAACAGAAATGTCCGAACGTACTGTTTTTATGCAGGATGAATTGCTGGCATGTGCTAAACGTATAAAATCATTTATGCGGAAAGAGCAATTACAATTCGTGTACCGGACAGATTTATTTCTGTCAAACGAATTCGGGGATTATATAAGCTATGATGCATATGCAAAATATTTCAGAGAAAACGTACAAAAACTTTTAGGGAGGAAGCTCACCCCACATAGCCTCAGGCATACCCACACCGCTCTTTTGGCAGAATCGGGCGTACCGTTAGAATCAATTTCCCGGAGATTAGGACATGCTGACAGTGAAATTACTAAAACCGTCTATATGCATGTCACGGAAAAGATGCAGGAAAAGGACAACGAACGAATTAAATCTGTAAAAATGCTAGATATTTGCTAGATGAAGTAATGAGAAAACCCCGGAAGTCCTTTGTTTACAAGGATATCCGGGGTTGTTCGTATGCCGGCGGTGGGAATCCATTACGACTGTATCATAGCACAAGATAGCGTGTTTTCAACAATTATTGACACGTGATGACGTGCTGTAGCGTATTAAAATGCTAGATATTTGCTAGATGTATCTTTTAATGTTTTATGTAAATACACGTAAAAATATTTTATTATTTAATTTCACTTTTATATTGACATTTATATAAACTCATGTTATTATATAATCAGCAAGAGGGAAAGAAAACAAACGCAGCACAAGGAGGAAACGACAATGATTGAAATGACAGTTAGAACCCTAATGGAAAGCAATTATGATGCAGACATGAACCAGATAACCCTTATCTTTCAGGACGGAGACAGCAGGGTAATGGCGACTGGAACAGCACCTGAAGGAAGCTTTGACGATGAAAATTACTTCGATAGTGAAGAGAACATCAAAACCTTCCTTGAGGATGCAGAGATTGAGGAAAGATAAAAGAAATGCTCCGGAGAATAATCCCCGGAGCACTCCCTGATTTGGATAATCGTAAAAAATTCTTTTCTACTCACAAACCTTTTCGGTTGATAGACTCATCATAGCACACAAATAAAAAAATTCAATAGGAGGAAATAAAAAATGAAAAAAATAATAAACGGAAGAGTATATAACACTGAAACGTCAACAGAACTTGGTAGGGATGATCAAACATTCGGAAATTTTTCGGACTGGGAAGAAATATTGTACCGCAAACAGACAGGCGAATATTTCCTGTACGGTGAAGGCGGACCACAAACAAAATATGCCCAGCCAATAGGCGAGAATTCCTGGACGGGCGGAGAAAAAATAATCCCCCTGAGTCTTGAATCTGCAAAAAAATGGGCGGAGGAACATCTGGAGGCAGACGAATATGAAAAAATATTCGGCATTGTCGAAGAAAATACTGATGGAAAAAAGACAACTGTAAGTATTCGGTTGTCTGATGCGGCTATAACCAGATTGAATAATCTGGCAGCGGAAAAAAAGACATCCAAATCCGAAGTAATTGAGAATCTGATCTTAGGATGTTAATAATATAGTTTATATAATATCATTTTACTATTGACTTTTATATAATCTCATGATATTATATAATCAGCAAGAGGGAAAGAAACAAATACCAGGGAGGACATTAAAATGACAATAGAAGAAATGATTAACACATATAGAATAGCATTGAACAATCCGACTGAAGAATACAGGATAGCAAGGAATCTTCCACTCACAGGAGAGATCATGTTTGTTCTGGAGTCGAAAAAGGCGAAAAAGGATGGTGTTATACCTTTCATTAAGGAACACAAACAGGAGATTATAGATACCATCCATGCTCAGCGAGAAGAGCATGAAAAAGAAGTTAGAGAATATTCGGATAAATTACATTCAATTCAAGGATTGGATGAAATTGAAAAAGCGGACGAAGAATGGAAAAAGTATAATTCCGCATGGAATCGCGCATTTAATTCCGAAGATGCGGCAATTATGCAAGGTAAGCTGCATAAGCCAACATCTGACCCGGAAGCGTTACGAAAAAAATATCCGCAAGCAGCCGCCTATATCGCAATGGAAGAATTACGTAATGATTCCAATTATTCATACGCTTCGATTGGCAGAAAAGCATTGGATATGGTAATTGATGGAAAGTGGGAGGAAGCTCTTCAGTTTGCTGAAGCAGAAAAGAAAAAAATTATAGAAAAGCATTTATGGGATTGATCTATAGGGGCGGATAAACCGCCCCTTTTTTTACACTATTTCTGCCCTGATCCCAATTATTGGGTCTCCAAAAATGCCAGCCGTATGGGAACCGTCCCCGGACTCCCAGTTCGTATCATATACATCAGGCAACCATCCGTGTTTCTGGGTCTTCACAGAATATTTGCAACGGTAGTATTTCCCTCCTGTCTGTGCAGGGTCGGTTTTGAAATAAATCTGTAATCCATCTATCATGCTGCGCAAATCCCCCGCGTATGCATCCGGGGTAGCCCAATCACATTTATGGATTTTCCCAAACCATCCACCTCCCATTTTATGTACACGATATTCTATAGATCCGCCAGTTACACCGATGGATACTCCGGTTACAGCATCGTCAAACAGGATTGCTTCTTTGTTCCCGTATTTTTTCCCTGATCGGCCGCGATTCAGGCACTGGATTTCCAGATCCAGCCGCGGACTTATTGATGTCTTTTGCGCCGGCGCAACCGGCTTCTCTTTTCCCTCCGTATAATCTACATAAAATTCTGACACGTCCAATCCACTGCTATAAATTCCTGGGCAATGTCCACGGCTAGTATACTGCCATGCCGCCAGTTTTCTTCCACCTGCAAGAACCGGGTGGGCATTTTCATGTTTTTTCCCGTCATTGATACCATAGGCACATGCCCAATAGGATGAGCAGTCCCCAGTCATCATATTCAGTCCCCATGCCCAAGAGTATAGTCCGTCAATATAACCCGCAGCACGAATCTGTCTGCACCATTCAGCAGATGCCCTTGCCCATGACCCCTGACATGAACAATCTTCAAGATCGTAGAAAATCGGTAACTGTGGTTTTCTCCCTTTTAGCAATCTCAGGGTATGCTGGATTTCGCTTTGAATTCTGGCTTCCGTGTTCGCGTATGAGTACAAATATGCACCGTAGGGAATACCTAATCTTTCACATTCAGTAGCGTTGCGAAGCCATTTCTTATCATCTTGATTAGGAAACCCATCGGAGCCATATCCGACACGGAGGATTGCGCCATCAATATGAGGCTTCGCCGCATTCCAATCTATAATGCCCTGATGTTCGGATACGTCAATTACTGTAATTTGCATAAATTACTCCTCCACTTCCGGAAGCCCTGCTACGCTTGTCAACATGGAAGCGACCGCTGCAAGCGCAGCCGTCCCAAGCACGGTTTTCCAATCCACCGCCGTGATCATAGCCGCCGCCGGAAGTAACGCGATAGCCGCCTGTGCAAATGTCTTGATTGCGCGGATTCCGGCCGCCTTAACCCACTGTACTGTAAATACTTTTTTCATATCTTTTCCCTCGCTTTCAAAATCATTCAAATAAGAAAATAAGAATCAGAAGAATTACAACAATGACCTTAAACATCTAAATCCCTTTCATACGCCTCGTTTTTTGTAATGATCGGCAGGTTTTCCACATCATTCATAATTTTCTGTGCCGTTCCGTTTCCTCCTAGAGATTTGTATGGTTCGTATAAATAATCATGCAGGTTCTCGTATTCATCACGGGTAATCCCGCCACGTTGGATGTATTTCCCGCCCAGATAAACAATCCGGTCGTGTCCCTGCCCCCGGACAGCATCAGAAATCAAATCCAGACGGCTTGTGAGAACCTTATATTCCTTCTGGCGGGTATCTGCCCTCTTGTCGTGGCGTTGAATAAAAAATGTCAATAGGCTAACCCCTGACCCACCGAATACTGCGCCTATGATCGTTGATAAAATAGTTTGAACAAATGGTGACAATGGTTTTTCTCCAAAAATATTATGCTGTGCGCGTCCAGAATTTTACGGATATATAGCTTATTCTGCTGGTGAATTGTGTAAAAATTACCATAGTTAATTAAATATCGCTTTTATAACTCTCGCATGGCAATGCCATCAATGTAAAAAATCAGTTTTGAACCATTCCATTCTACGGTCATGCGACCACAGCGATTTTTAGCATCTTCGATACTACCACGTAGCTCTGTGATGGTATCGGTATTTTGCTACAAGAAATCAGTTTTTAATATATGCAACTGTTACGCTTACTGCATTATCTTTTACTGTAGATCCATCTACAGTACGCCATCCTACTTCTACATGATTTTTGCCTTGGATGTAAAAACTATAAAAATACACCTTAACGTTCGTTTGCTCGTGGACGCCTGCAACAAACGCAGGGCTATAGCCACTGATAGAATCTAGTATCTTATTATCCGTAGCGCCGTTTGTAGTACCTGAGTGGGTGATTGTGATTGTTCTAAAAATTATTTTGGAGCTTAGATCGGTATTTAATTTATTTACAGCCGTCTGAAGTTCCGCCATTGTCTGCAATTGTGTAAACAATTTATCCACACTGGAAACTGTGGTTCCGTCAATCGTAATTTTGTACAGCGGGAAATCCACAACGGTTGCTCCCTCAATTACGTTACCGGTAGTATAGGCTGGTGTTGCTGGGGATGATGTAGCACGGGTTCCCTTGATAACTACAAAACTGATTGCGCCTGTGGATTTGGTATACCTGGCCACAACTAAATCTATCCGTTTATAACCGGACGTACCCGACGCAATCGTCAATGCAACTGTGCTTCCATACGGAATTCTAAACCGCACGCCCTGCAGAACGCCCTCGCCATCAGCCAATGTTAATGATGTATTGCTGTTTAATGTCGCTGCAAATATCTGTCCTACGTCACAAACATAACTATCACTCCCCATGATGGCCTGATCGTTCCAAGGGTAAGTTAATTTATCTAATACTTTTTTGTTGTTTTCTAATTCAGTATTTTGAGCTGTAATTTGATTCTGTAAATTTCCCGCCACATCGCCAGACAGCTGCGTCTGCAGATTGGAAAACCAATTCTTAAATGTTTTCTGCTGCTCGGTGTACCACTCCTCAAACTGAGCCTGATTCAGCTGATACCACTCTCCAAAATCGGGGCTTTCTATAGCATTGCTCACATATCCGCATAAATCAGTATCCGCCCTGCAATCGGTGATATTTGACGCCGTAATCTCTGTTATGCCCGCTCCGACAGAGACGCGCGCAATCACCAGCTGGTAAATTCCATTTGCACGTGTCGGGCCTGATGCGGATGCCGTTGTACCGGAATAGGTTCCCTGCACAACCTTCAGCGTAATTTCCCTATCAGTGTCGTTTCTTTCAACAACGATGTTGTCGATTCTGGGATAGCTTCCATTCGCCGTCGGAATAGTCAGCAGGGTATCTGTGTCAAATGTCCGCAGTTTCCCGTTGATGTACGCAGTTCCTGCACCGATGCTGACTGTCATTCCGCCCCCGGCTATGATAGAAAAAGATGACACAAAAACGCCATTCTTAAAAAATGGTTTCAGCCATTCAGCAAAAGAATCCGCATCGTAGGTTCGGTCTCCGTTGTTGGAATTCCAGAAAAGGCCATACTTATTGCTCATTTCATCATCCCTCCGTTACTTTGAAAAATTTGCACTCCGGAAGCTGCAGCCTCCGGGACACCTCGCCCACGACAAGCCCATAAGTATCTATCAGCTCACATTTCCTATAATCCGCACAGAGCAGCTTTTCCCCGCCCCGGAGCTTCTGTAGCGTAGAAAAAACAAACTCCGGCTTCACTTCTGTGATTGTCATTTCATCCTCCTAGTCCGCCTTAAATGCAATCCGGGATTTTGTCCCAAATGTCGGCTCAATCTTAAAAATACCGTTTTCGTAAACCTCGTTTATTTCTGTAATGCGCTCATCCCTCTCAATTCCCCATTCAGGTCGCCTGATCGTTACAATATCGCCCAGGTCATAATCCATCAGGTATTTGAAATTTCCATCCGGATTTACGCTGGAATCGAACGTGGAAGATTTGCATTTATTGCTCCGCAGTTCATCTTTGCCGCGCTGTATCATGGATGATTGATACTGATCAGATGTCAGGCTGTTTTTGTCTACGTCTGACGCTTCAAGCCAGGTTTCCCTGCGGTCTAATCCAGTCAGGGCGTCGTCCCCGGTTGTGTATACGTCAGTAGCCACACCGTCATTAAACTGTCCTACGTAGCAAACAGTTTTATACGAATATGTGTCTTTGCTGTACTCGATCTGCTCCAGGTTCCCGTAATCCGTTGAAAAAATCACCTGCGGACGGTCGGTTTGGTTCGCCGATCTGTCTACTCCCTTCCAGATTTCAAAGGTTATGGTTTTCTTTTCAAAATCCGGCCGGAACCGGAACCCGACTGCAGCCGATTTTGCAAGGCGCTGCTCATAATCCAGCAGTCCTTTGTACTGCGCATTAAACGACACAGTATCAGTGATGCCAATTACATCTCCCAACACGACATTAGGGATTTCGGCGGCATTGCTTAGCAGTGTCCGCATGACAGTTTCCGTATTCGCATTATCTGCTGTGTAACTCGGCCGGATTAGCCGCCTATCCATATACGATTCCAGGAACCGGCCTTTTACAACCAGATCCCTTTCTGTCGCGCTGTACTTGATATCAACACTTTCAACAACTCCAGCTTCAGGCTTACCCGGAATCCATATCAGATTTTCCAGCTGCATGTACCTGACATTATCGTCAGTTATCGCCACATGCAGTTCAAATTCCCCTGGTGCATAATACATGCGGTGCCACTGCAGGGATGTGATTCCGGAAACGAATCCGATCAGTTCCATATCACTGGTATAAATTCGGACATCATCAAGCATGCGTATACCTCATCCTGTACGATACTGTAACCTCGATGTTTCCTAGCCCGCTATTCGCATCGTACCCAATCGTATTACTTCCCTGATGCAATTCAAAAAATTGACTGTCAGATGACAAATACTGGTTGATCTCCGTCCGAACGCCGGAGCGTGTGAGATAGATATGTTTATTCCCGCTGCCAGTCGTTACAGTCAGCACATCACCGTATACCAGGGACAGGGGCTTGGTAGCTGTCCCGATCTTGATCGTTTCTCCGCTCTCTACCCTTGTGACCGACGGATTAGTTACCGCCCCGTTGATAGCAAAATCAATTGTCAGCCCTACCGCATCCGCTCCCGTGTTATTCTGGATATTCTTGCTTTTTTCCTTGCTCCTTGACCCGAATTCCTCGCCAGCAGATATAAAATTATGCTGGAAAGTGAACAGGGCTGCATAATTGGACATCTGCACATATTTGTCATACGGATCATAAAAATATGGATCCGGGCCGATCAGGGAAAAGGAAAATGTCCGCGATGAATTTAATCCATCTGATAGTACTTTTTCCGCGTAATAATCAATGACCTTTTCGCTTTCCGAATTTCCATCGGTTTCTTTGATCGTCAGCTTCCCTTTTAGTTTTGGTAAAAATAGATTCAACAATGCATCTCTGACTGCTATATGGTCATCCGAACCCCTGTCCTGAATTGTCAGTACGATATTACGCTTTTTGATCTGGGAACTCTGGTAAATTCCCCCGTCATCAAACGCATTCTCTGAAACATTAACATCCGCCTCTGCCCCATAGAGTCCATCTGCATCTATTAAAAAATACGGGGAGTATGGTTTTTCCCCAAAGGATATTTCCATACTCCCGCGCTTACATGTAATAATCCTGTTTCTGGTCTGCATATCATGCTCCAATCATGCCGAGAGCCATCTGTCTGGTCGCGTTTCTTGTCTGCCGCGCGATTTCAGAAGGCGTAAGTGCTGTGGGAGAGTTAATATATACATTCTGAGTATAATTCCCAACAGACGTCTGCTCGTCCAGCGCATCCATGATATAGCTTTTCAGATGTTCAATTGGAAGGACCGCTTCCGGACCAGCTTCCCCACCTCCAAGCAAAGTACCATCTCCCAGTGCCCCGAAAATTGTCGGGTTGGTCAGAATCCCTCCATTTGCATACCACTGAATACTAAAATGCGGCAGTGAGCCCTTTCCGCCGATTCCAAAAGGGGCAACGCCGCCAGATACAGAAATGTGCGGGAGTTTCAGGTCTGGCAGCCTCCACTGGAAATTAAATGCTGATTTAAGCTTTTCTACGGCATTTGAAACAATGTTTTTTACCGCATCCATCTTAGATTGGATTCCGGACCGGATAGCATCAAATTTCTGCACAACGCTTGTCGCCATACCGCCAAAGACATCGACTGCGGATGTCCTTATCGTGTTCCATATACTTGACAATGTACCTTTTATACTGTTCCATTTATTTTTTGCGCCGGATTTAATCTGGTCCCAGACATCAGCAAAAAACCTGCTGAGCATGTTCGTCAGCGGCTTGAAGCCTTCTACTATTGCGTTGATTATCTGCGGGATCGCATCCACCAGCGCCATTGCAATCTCAGGGAGGTTTGCTGCCAGTGTCGTGACAATAGCCACCACGCCCTCTATCAGCACCGGAATCAGCGTAATTAAGCTGTTTACAATTGTCTGAATGATGGTCGGAAGCGCATCTACGATGGCGGTGATGATATCCGGCAAGGCAGCTGCAAGTGTCTGGATCAGAACCACCACACCTTGTATCAGCATAGGCACCAGATCAACAATCACATCAACAATTGTCTGGATAATCTGTGGAATAGCCGCAACAATGATCTGGATCAGTGTCGGCAAAGATGTCACAATGGCAGAAATAATAGTCACTACAGAATCGATAAAATATTCCGCGAATACGGAGATGTTTGTCGCAATATCCGTCAGAATCTGCGGAAGCGCAGCCGATATTGCCTGGCAAATATCCGGCAGCCTCTGCGCGATCTGCATCACGACACCGGCTACACCTTCCATCAAGGCCCCTGCAGAATCCACGATCCCGGTTCCAATGTCTCCTAATATCTGCGGAAGCTGTGCAATAAATTGCGGCAGTCCTTCCATAAATCCCTGGACAACACTTTCTATTAGTTGCATTCCAGCCTGCAGAAATTGCGGGACCACAGTAGAAAACTGGCTTGCAACATTTGACAGGTTTTCCTTTACAGACTGCATAAACCCTTTTACGGCTTTCGTTACCTGTGACGGGGCAATTGATGCAACCTGCTGTCCAATCGTCTGTATGGCCGTCATAACGGCTCCGGGAATCTGCTGCACAAACCGCATTACCATCGGGATAGCATTATTAAACAGGAAGTTCCCAATAGAGGTAAGTAAATCAGATAATGGCTGCTGAATACTGTCGCCCAGCGCCATATGCCCTAGAAGGTTTTCTGCCGACGCTTTCATTGCATTAAATGATCCTTCAAAGGTACTTCCTGCTTCTTCCGCTGCAACACCAGTTAATCCTAACTCGCCCTGTACTGCATGAATTGCCGCATAGACATCACCCAGATTGTTAATATCATACTTTACGCCTGTGATTTTCTGAGCGTCAGCTAACAAGCGCTCCATTTCAGATTTTGTGCCGCCATAACCGAGTTTCAAATTATCCAGCATCGTATAGTTTTGTTTGGCAAATCCGGAATACGCGTTCTGCAAATCCTCGACATTTGACCCCATTTTTGCTGCATTGTCGGCCATGTCGAGAATGGCCATGTTGGCGGATTCTGCCGCTTTTGTAGTATCACCGCCGAATGCCTGGCGGAGCGCAGCGCCCATGCCGACAGCCTGTTCACTATAGGTATTCGCGGATATTCCTGCCTGGGCGGCAGCATCTGCGTACTTCCGTACGGAATCCGCCGCCTCCCCGTAAATAGTGTCAACACCGCCCATATATGACTGCTCCAACTTGGCGCCGGCAGATAAGGCCTCTTTGAATATCTTTACGGTTGTCGTACCGATTGCAGCCTTCGCGAGCAGACTCTTAATTTGGCCTACCAGGTTAGAACCAGCCAATTTGCCGGAGGCATCTCCGGCAGTCCCCATTTCTTTATTCAGGTTTGCCCCGATGCCTTTTGTGGACGGCATTATCTGCACATAGGCATTTCCTATCGTTCCAAAATTAGCCGCCATGTTTTAACTCCTCATGATCCGTTTTCGTGTTTCCTTAAATTCGGAAATCGACAGGGATTCATAGTCATCTGTCTTTTCCGGTTTCTTTTTCATAATTCTTTCAACCAATGATTCCGGTTTCTTACGCTTGCCCCCAGCAATCACAACCTGCTGATACGCAATCATCTGCAAGGCGTCATAAACTTCAGCCATGAGCGTTTCCTGCGTATTGATGTTCATGTTGTTTGCGGCCATATAACAGCGGCTGTCAGGACGCAATCCGCAAACTAATGTTGCAGCATAGCGGGCTGGCAGCCGTCTATAATCGAAAATATGATAGTATTCCGCAAAATCGCATACCAGTTCATCATGGTAATTTCGCTGCAAGTAGGCAAGCGTTATGAGTTTTTTGCGTTACAGATTTCAAAAATCTCATGAAGCTCATCCAAAACTTTTTCAGAAGGCACGTTTCCTTTTTCCGTTCTCAAATGATTGTAGAGGCGTTTTTTCTGGTCTTTTCCAAGAAGAATGTTCAAAAGCTTCGGAAAAGCAAGGGAATTGCCGTCATCTGCATCCGAGAGATAATCGAGGATTTCCATGTTATCTAACATTTCCTCCTCAATTTCAAACTTAAATCCCGATTTTGTTTCTCCACTTACCTTATTCATTTACGCCGCCTTTTTGATATATTCGTGATGAGTGGTTCCATTCTGCCCCAGGGCACTGATCGTACATTGATAACCGACTGCGGCGCTATCGGAATAGGTGATATCACCAACAGCAGTCAGCTTTCCATCAGGAATCACAATCCGCTTTAAGACCCCGCCTTTAAGCACCATATCAATAACGTATACATACTCCTCCGCGTCGTCATTCGTCGCCTTCACCGCGATACCAGTCTCCAAGGTTCCGGTAACATTGTCATCGTTGTATACGGTTTTCAGCACTTCCTCACTTAACGCTTCCATCAGTGTAAACTGAAACGTATCCTCTTTCTCGCCTTTAGTATACAAAACCGGGTCACCGCCCCATGCCCGAATCACCTCGGAAGAAGGCGAATTGCTGTTAGTCATGCCATCATCTGTAACATATCCAAGTGACTTAAAAGCCTCTCCAAGCTCAGCAGATGCATCTGTTGGAAGGGTAGTTCCTAAGGGTGCCTTCCAAACTGCCCCGCTGACTTTCGGCGTTGCGGCAGTTACATTAGAAGAAGTTGTTGCCATTATAAATCCTCCTCGTAATAATTGATTTCATAATAAGAGCGGTATCGGTACTGTCCGGATGTCGGATCCGTCCAGTTCCCGCCGCCATTATATCCACATCCTGTTATGGTTATTCCGTCCGCTATAGTCCGCATTGCAAGCAGAACTTTATGATCCATTTCCATTGCTTCATACAGGGATGGTGCGATGGAACCAATGGACAGGGATGCGTGAGAAATAAAATTTTTTTCATTACCGCCTGTCCTTTGGATAACAATAAAAATATCCGGGGGGTTTTCTGGATATTGCAGACGCGTAGGAATATGCAATTTGTCTTCCAGATATTGTTTCACATTCTGTTCTATTGTCATCCCATTGCCTTTCTCAGCGTCTCGTTATCCATATCATCCCTGGTCATCTCCTGTACAATACCGGCTCTGCCCCTCGTATTCAATACAGCTGTATCAACATGAGTATGCGGTGCCCTGGCAGCACGTTCCTCCGCGGCCTGTATGCATACCCGTGTGACATCGCCTGATTTCAGCATTGCACCGATAGCCGAATAGTTAATCTTAACCTTTGTTTTTGACATAATGAGCAACCTCAATATACTTATTCCAGTCCCCTGGGGTAAGTTCATCCAGGTACTGAACCGGCTCCCCAATGGTCTGCCAGTCCTGATCATAGAACCGTACCTTCCTATGTGTCAGTATATGGCTGTCACCCTTTGGAAACCGTAACCGATAGGATGTGGTAACCCCGTAAAGGTCAAAATCCTGCTTTCGATCATCATTGGTCACCGGTTCAATCAGGACATTAGAAATCTCTTCTTCCATTTCTTCGTAAACCGGATCCCCCAGCGGGTCAGTCCCTGTCTGTTTCTTTTCATACAGAATAATGCTTTGCCCTTTAATCATCATCATTACCACCATACATTTCTGTGAATCCGGCTGTCTGCTTCAGCAGCCCAAGGTCTTTCAGTTCTGCGTGGGACAGATAAAGTTTTGCTCCAGGATTCGCATAGGTGCCTGACCATGTATAGCTCCCAGCTGTCTGCGATTCCTGGGAAAGCAGCATGCTTTCCGTGGATGATTCCAAGACACGGACAACCATGTTTATATTGACCATCTTCGCGATAGAAGAAAGCCCAGGATTTTCACTAATCAGTGCATCAATGTCTTTCCCTGATACGATGGCCTTTGCCCGGATATAGCTGGATGCATCCTCCAGTAATCCGCTGATCCTGCTTTTCTCATCTGCCGTATATACTTTACCCGTGTAGGCTGCCAGATTTTCAACTGTCGCGAAACTTTCCATTGTTTAATCCCTCTTAGCCGTCTTTCTTACAGGCTTTTTAGCCGGTGGTTTTTCCACCGGCTTTACCTCTTCCCAGTTACCGCCTTTCAGCTCGCCGGAAATATGGATCACTGCGCCTGTTTTCTTATTCCGGTAAATCATGCTGACGCCACAATCCGGCAGAAGCTGGAGGCATCCAGAATGCCCCATCCGATATATGCCTCGGACCGGAGAACCACCTGGTTCATCCGCTTCAGGTCGCCCTGCCCGTCCGGGTCGCCGTACTGGATAACCTCAAGCGGGATGCTTGCTGCATAGCCCCATCTGAATGCGTTTACGAAGTCTCCGACAATCGCCTTGTCCTTGGAAGAACCGAACGCAATTGTCGTGTTTACGTCAGACGGGATCCCGGAGAAGGTTGCCGGATTTGCTCCGAAACGGAACTCCGGATACTGGGAAACATTGTTTGCCTTGATCTTGGAAAGTGCCGCCGCAAAATCCGTGCTCATAGCAATGCCATTGATAACACCATCCTCGGCCTGGATCGCCGCGACAGCATCATCAATGTTGTCATCTGCAGCTGCTGCCGAGTAGGTAACAGTCTGCGTTACCAGCGTGTCAAACGACTTTCCAGACACAGATGTTGCCGTTGTAGCAGTTGCCGGGTTCAGTCCGTGAAGAGCAGCGATGTCCAGACCTCTGGCGATCTTTGCGGCGAACCCCTCGGTGAAGGCCTGAAGGTAAGGAATCGCATTCTCGTCGGATGCTCTTACAAATTCATCGGACACCCTGTGCTGGTATACGAATTTGATTGGTGTGATCGTCACCGGCGCCACAACAGCGGAACCTGCGGGCTTATTCTCTCCCTCACCGACAATCGCCGCCTCCCCGTCAAGGGAGAATGTCATTACTTCGTTACCGTTAAAGGCGATCGGCTTCTGTGCAGAGAGCTTTGCCAGTGCGGAGTGCCCGTTCACTTTTGTGAACATCTCGGATACCATCTTGGGATCAAGAGTTGCCTTTGTAATAGTTGTTGCCATCATTATTCTCCTCTCAAATTGTGCAGCAGGGTCTTATAATCCGCATTCGCTCCGGAAGCCCCGTCAGGGTTTGCCAGCGGCGCTGGATTCGGTTTTGCAGACCCCATGAGTGTTTTGAGCGATTCTGCGGACGTCTTTATGCTCTCCTCATCGTCGCCCTGAAGAAACTGTATTGCGTCGTAGGACAATCCTTCCTCGTGCGCTATTCTCGCTTTTACCGAAGCGGTCTCGTAACTTTTTATTTTTGCATCACGGTCAGCCAGGTCCTTTTCATATTTGGCAAATTTTTTTGTCTGCTCATCTGCAGCTGTTGACATGTCCGCAAGCTGTTTTTCATAACCGGCTTTTACCTTGGCTATGTCATCCTTGGACATCCATCCAGCTTCCTGCAGTTCCTTGATCGTGGTTGCCTTCCCACGTTTCAGTCTGTCTCCGATGATGCTGTCAAGCTGTTCCTGTGTTGTAATTGGTGTAAACTCTGCCATAATCCTTTTCTCCCACATTTACCCGTGTGTTCCGGTAAACTTAATAATTTACTACCTGCTTTGTTGTTTTTGACGTTTCGCACAACCAATAGGCCAGTGCATTTGCCTCGATCAGTGTCGCATCCCTCCCGCTGACCAGTGTCCGGTAGCCGAAACCTCCATTTGACCCTATTGCCCGGTGTTCGCAATTAGTCACCAGTTCATCCAGGGACGGCTGCTCCATATGCTGTAAATGTCCGGAAAAAACGGCCTGTTCAAAATCGCCGTTTGCCTGGGTTACTTCCGCAACCTTGGGAACCGTAATTTTCCGGAATCCCACAATGCTGCATTGTTCTATCAGTGACTTAGACCCGTTCCCGTCAACAACCGCCTTCTGGATATCCGCATTTTTCAAAAAATGAAGGATCCATTCATTACCAGCCTTCACCGGCCTGCAGTCAATCATTTCGGTAAATACTGTATCTGACCGGGTCTTTACTGCTATACACAATGCCACATTCAAATTGTCATGACCGTATTTAACGGCAGCAAACAATTTTCCATGCACAGCCGGGACTGCATCAACAGCTCCTATTTTCCATTCCGCAGGCGAAATGCATGCATTCTGGTTATAGGACAGCCACAGCCCCAAACGCTGGACATTGAAATCGACTTCATCTGCGGTAATCTCTGACCGGATCACGCGCTCCTGCAACCGGATGCCCAAGGACGGGTTTGTTTCATACCAGGCATCTACCTCCTGCGGGTCATGCAGCGCATCCACTGACCATTCAGACCATCCGGAATCCGGCATCTCACCGGATAAAATCTTATTCCGCATCTGCGGGAAAGTATTCCCCCGTGATACCATAGTCGGTGGCGTACCGAAATATAATGTCTGCGGATTCTCTGCTGCGGAAACAACGTACTTCAGGGATGATTCCTGCTCTGTTGTGTACTCCTGAGCCTCGTCGATGATCAGACAGTCATATCCGGATCCGAGACCGGCACCAGCTGAATTTCTCGTCCGGAAGTCAATCTTAAAATGCTTCAGCTTTTTTTCTTCTTCCGATGCATCCGGGTCTCCCCATTCGATACCCTCACGCCCGAAGGAAGAGTAGGTCTTGAACTTGAATCCAAGCGACAGCGCAAAATCACAGACACGTTCCCAGATTGCCCTGGCCGTATCTGACCTGTGCGCCGTGTACAGGATATGTTCATTATGCTTTACCCCATACAGGCAGCGGATCACGCCCAGCTCAGACTTGCCGTTCCGCCTGCTGACAGCATAGCCATATTTCATATGCACCCAGCTGTCATCATTGTTTACAGCCAGTATGTCGTACGCGAGAAGCTCCTGCCAGGGCATCGCTTTTACATCTGCTTTTGCGCTGTTATATAGTTCTATTGCCTCTTTGCCTTTGGTTTTGCTATAGGATAATACATAGGATTTTGTGGGTGTCTGTCGGCCTTGCCGTTCTCCCACTCAATCCCACCTCCTTACCGGTGCTCTGATCTCTCTCATGCTGATTTTCTCCATCAAAAAAGGCGGTCATTTCTGATCGCCGTTGTTACCATTGCCATTTATTATTTTTACTTACAGTACCATCTTGGCCAGCTCGCCAATCAATCCGGTATTGTATTTAACTGCATCCTTAATTTTTGACATTGTACTATTTTCATTCAAATATTTAATTCCAGAAGAGGTGATTTTCATATCTCCGTATTCATTTGCCAGAATATATGTATTCCCCCATGCTTTGGTAAATACCAAGCCCGTTATCATACCCTCTTCCGTCATCATGTGTAAAATATCCGTCAGATATTCATCCGCGATTTTCCGCTTATCAATTATCTGCTTGAATACATCTTCGTCAAACAAAGTTATTCTTTTCAGGCAGGCATACAGATATGTCAGGATTTTGAACACCACAACATTATAATCATCTTTTGCCATATCAATTCATCTCCATCGAAAAAAGCACCCGACGTAGCGTGTGCCTCTTACCAATTTGTATTCTGTGATTGTATATAATCATAGATATTAGCAAATTTATCCGCGTTTATTAAATCATCGCTATTTGCGTAACCAGTTTCAACATCAGCGATTGCATCCAACAGATTATCAAATTCTTCTTCCTGGTAGTCTCTTTCAGGATTAAAAGAGATGCCTTCGCTTCTTAATGTTTCTATTTGGCGTTTAATAAGATGAATAATCATTTCTTCTTGCCTTTCAACTGATTAACTAGTTTAGAATGCGTTCCATGTACAGTAATAACAAATCCGCTATCTGGATTCACTGCAAGCGTTGCCTTTTCGCCGATCACATTAAATGATGGCTCGTTACGCTTGTTATACTTAATAGTATATTCATCATTCAGCGGTTTTTCAATTGCATTTGCCATATCTTCTGGAGAAATATTACGTCCAATCGATCTTTGCGCCAAATGTTCTTTTATCCCTGTAATTTTTACTCCATTAACGCTTTTTCCTATCAATGCATTCTCAATCTTTCTTTTTTGTTGATTGATTTTTTCCTGTTCGACTATTTTTTTCTCTTCCGCTGCAACTGCACGTTTCCGCTGCTCTTTTTGAAATTCTTTTTCTTTCCCCCATTTCTTACTCCACACATCTTGCGACTTCTTGGAGCCGACCGGTGTATAGACGACAGTACAATAGCAGTTTTGATGCCTTCGGTAAACATCGTCCGGGACATCCGGATATTCATACGTCCCAGAAAGACTCTGGCACCATTTACACGGATGAAAGCCCTGCATCTTCCGTGTGATCTTCGGAACCAGCCCAGATTTGAACTGATACTCTGCGTTGGCTTTCACTGAATCATCAACAACAGACATTGAATAATTGACTATATTATTTCTAAGTTCATGGAGGGCAGCATCCGGATCACGTCTTGAAAATTCATTTACCCTGGTGATAATCCCCTCTGTGCGACCTGCATTATATTCCGGAACAACGGCATTCATATTGATGCCAGCCGCTTTATTCAGGCCTTTCTGTGTCGTCTTAGACAGTTCTGTGATCGTATCATAATCATGCTTTAGTGTCTGCCTGAGAACGCTGTCTATTTCGGCCGTATCTGCAGGCATGTTGACACCATAGGCATCTTTCATCTTTGCCGTATAAATTTCTGACAGTTCAGACCCAAGAAGTTTGGAAGCTTCTGAAGCGTCCTCATAGGTTCCTTTTCCGGAATGAATTTTAGCAAGCAAAGACCTGATTTTTGTATTGCTCTGATACCTGCTTGTAAATTCGTCTTTTATATCCTGAAGGATATTAACATATTTGGATGCGGCGCTCTGAAATACATCATTGGCCATTTATTATTCCTCTGTCTGATTCTGTACAGTCTGTCCGGTTCCTTCCAGCCCTGTCATTTTCCTGAGATTATCCGCAGTCACATATCCAGGAACCGCCTGATTCAGCTTGATCGCGGCATCACCAATACCCGAAATCTGGGAGGCAGACATATCAAACGCCGGTTCCCATGTCGGAATGGTTTCCACAAGCGCCTGCCGCTGATATGGATAATTGTCAGCCACAATCCGTGCCAGATACCCGGCATTCAGGAATCCTGCCCCAAAGGTTTTCTGCGCCTTCCGGGCTGTTTTGCTCAGCGACTCATGTGCTGATCGCACCACATCCGGAGATGTAGGTGCGCTGGAAGAAAAGCCGAGATCATCAACAGTCATACCCATCTCACCGGCAAAAGCCTGCGCATAGGTCTTGATCTGATCCATGTACGGCTGCATGCTGTTCTGCGGGAACTGGCCAACCTGCGGAAATTGGCCGTCATCGTCTTTCCGAAGGTCAAGGAAAGACGAAACGGAAGCCTTGGTTTTGTCAAATTCCGTATCCTGTGCCAGCCCAAGAACATACCGCTGTGGAAAGCTGTAATACTCTGCTGTGATGTCCGACCGTGCTATTGCCGCCCGTGCCTTGTTCATAAGGTTCATGCAAGACCGTGATATTCTGGAGTGCCCGAATACCCGTTTAGCATCCGGCCTGTAAATGATCGGGACCAGAAGCGGATAGGGCGATACATTTCCGAAGATCTGGCTATGCGCTGGCTGCTGCGGAGTGCTCCGCCAGTAAACAGTCGTGCTTCCTGGAACAAAATAGGCATCAACCAAGACATTGTCGGTGTCTGGGTCGCGCTCCAGGACCGCATATCCTTCCTGCAGCATGTTGGTTATCGGGTCAATGATGCCGGTGGCGTTCGCCCCGTCAATCACCTGCATGCGCGGCTGGCCATCTTCCCCGGCCGAAATATAAATGAAATCACAGGAACCGATCAGGGCTCCCAGAATTGCGGAATCAAAAAGGATATCCGGATTGTTCTGTTTATACAGATCCATAATGTTCAGCACATCATGATCAAATCCGGTAAAATTCAGACGATCCGCAAGAAAATCAACACCATGTGCACACCATCCAAGCACGGAATTGTACTCCTGTGCCTTGCTTGCAGATATCAGGCTTCCAAGATCCTGATACCCTTCCCGCTGCTCATAGTATTTATATCTCAGCAGGACCCGTGTTCTTTTTGTGGCTAACTTTTTCTGTAAATACACTGTGCCTTTCATATGGCTAAATTACCTCAAAATTTCGAGAGAGTGTGTGCAGTTACGGCGGGTGGTTTCCAGGCAGCCA